GTTAATGCCAAAGTCAATGTAAATGCTGATGCAGTTGCCGCAACAGTAAATTTGACAAGTTGTCCATCACGTAGTCCGGAACTAGGAAACGTTAGTGTTGCTGTATAACTACCGCTAGTTATTAAGATATTATTAGTTGCTGTGGTACTCAATGCATAAGTGGTACTACTACCAACAGCAATAAAATTGGTAACTTCGTTTACTAAGTTTCTAGTAAGGACCGGTACTGTTACAACTCCACCTGGTGCAAATGTAGTATATGTACCAGTTCCAATATCAGCATCATTACCGATAGCGATGGTGGTATTTACTAGCGCGGCATTTGCCACGAAGGTTGAATCGCTTACATATGCCGTAATAAATGCACCATTGCTATAGCCGCCCATGCTAGCAATACCAGTGTAGGGATCAAACTTGATTAGACCGATTGAGTCACCGTTTTGGCATATCAGTGGCGCTGCCACGGTTCCTCTCGAACTTCCAAACTTAAGATTAGGCTGGTTTCCAAAATTCCCAGTAGTAGCACCTCTAATAGTGAATGGTTGGTCAGCTGAGTTGGTATTGAACACAAAGTTCTGAGGTGCGCTTGCTTGTCCAAATACAAAATAGCCGCTAATACCTGAAATTTGATATTCAGTAGTGTTTGCGGGATATGTCATGTCTCTGAATGTTAACATTGAATTAACATTAACTGAACTAGCAGTTACAACGCCGGTATCCAGCCCGTTGGCTGTAACAAACATCGTACCACTAGCAGTGCCGGCATTGAACGCAGTTCCGCCGATTGTGGTTGATATAGTAATATAGTTACCGGCTAATACGCTCGCAACATAATATGTCAAATACGGAATAATATTACCTGTAGTCACTGCTGTTTGGCTTGTAAGGCCAAACACTATAGGCATTCCTACTCGCATATTTGTATTAGAAACCAACAACACTTGTGTTCCGCTAACACTAGTTAAAGTTGTTGATATAACATTAGCAAGAATTTGTCCTGTAATATTGATGTTGCCATTGCCACTAATTGTGTTACCGTTGAGCGTTAAATTTCCACCCAATGTTGGACTACTATCTTGCAATATAGCTGTGAGTCCCGAACCAGCTGAATTGACACTCATAGTGCCAGTTACAGAATTATAAGAAAACGTAACATTAGCATCAGGGCCGCCAGCACTAAAATTAGTAGCAGATAATGTAGCAGTCGTTAGTGTAGTTATTGCAACACTGTTCTGTGCATTAGCTTGAGTTGTTGCCAGGGTAATTTGATTGGTACCGGCTGAAGGATTAATGATATAGTAGGTGCTAGGTGATAGACCACCACCTCCTGATCCTGTTACTAAGAAAGGTTCTAATGCTACCAGTCCAGCAGCCGAGCTGACTGTGACCAGTGATATCACACCCTGTATTGCTACGCCTGTACCTGCGGCTGTAGGTACTTGATTTAAAATAAATGTGGGACTAGTACCTGAAACAATGTATGTGGCAGGGCTTGCATTGATACCGGTACCTGTTATAACCATGCCAATCTGCGGTACTGTGCCGCTGGTGTACGTTAGTATACCTACACCGTTGATGCTAGACACTGCGCCTACAAATGAAATTGTAGTGGCTGTGGTAGCTGTAACTGTTCCTGTCACTGTACTAGATCCTGTAGCAGTAAACATGGTAGCTATATCAGCTTTCGCCCGTGTGGGTGAATAGTATAAGTTGACTGTACCTTGTGCTAGGTTATCTGTGGTATAACCACTTAATGTTCCTGAAAAGTTTAGTGTTTGTGTAGTTGAATTCCAACTTAGTCCAGTACCAGCTGAGCTAGCAAGAACATTTACACCGCCCAACGTGGCACCGTCACCAATGAAGAGTTTCTTAGTATCTGTTGTGTATAAAATTTCGCCTAAGTCAAAAGTTACTGCTTGTCTTTGGGCATCAGTTCCGCGTCTAATTTGTAGCGACATGTGCTATCTCCGTTATGCTGTCATCTGGTTGATGATTATTATACTGTATTTATTAAAATGAGCATAACGTAGAGCCAAAAAAATAGGGCCCGAAGGCCCTATTAAAGTGCTACTATATTACATAGTAGGACCGTTTCCGTTGCGGAATCCTACACTCCCGCCTTCTGCTTCGATGTTCTTTATGACATCTTCAAACAGAATTGGAGCGAAGTCTGGGGTTTGTTCCACGCATACACAATGGTAGCGCACATCGTTCTCTTCGCTGTACAGAACTTCCCCAGTTCTAGCATCAACCCCACGAGCTTTTTTCACACGATTTGCGTGAGTGTGACCGTGAATGTTAACACCAAAACGACCCATTGAATCTGAGTGTAACGGAATATGGCTAAGGATCATACCATCCATAACGTGATAAGCTCTAAGTTCTCTAAAGTGTTCACGATAGTCTGTGTCTTTAAAGATATCGTGATTACCACGAATCAGCACTTTGTCGCCGTTAAGTCTATGCATGATATCCAACGCTCTACGATTGATAACAACGTCGCCCAAATGGTAGACTTTGTCTGTGGGCTTTACCCGTTCGTTCCACGCCTTGACCATTGCTTCGTCCATTTCCTCGGGCGAGTCCCATGGGCGAAGTTTTGTAACACCATCGTTACGTGTAAAGTGGCATACGCCTTTGTGTCCAAAGTGCGTATCACTTACTAGAAAAACACTAGGCATCTTGCCCTCCTTTCATTGTTTAATATATTATTATACACTCAATTTGCCAATTAGTCAACCGATCTAAAAGTACGCCAGTCGTCGATATTGGGCTTTTCGTTTTCATCGTAGGTCCAACCCAACTGCTTCATCATACGATGCTTAACCAAAAGATTTGGACTACGAAAGCGTTCTGTGTCGTCAAATCCCATCATAATCCCTACTTCGCAAACTGCGCCCGAACGGCAAATGCCTGCAAAGCAATGGACCACTACATTCATACGGTTGTCCAATGCGTGTTGTAGCAAACGAACAAGCTCTGCGGCCTGCTCATGACTGCACTTCATTGATTCTTCCAGTACCGAATCCTTTTCTTCCACATCCAAAAACTCAAAGTTGTGGCGCTCTTTGAATTGGTGTTTGGCTTCAGGTCGCCAGCTTGCAGGATCAACTATACTGATCAGCATACTATTAGGGCCAGCATCGTGATGGAATCCAATTGGGATATCACTTGCGGCTACGTTTTCAATCCAAGGCATTATACCCTCCAAATTTCTTTGAAACCCTCTTCGTTAGTAGGGTATTCAAAATTATCGATCATTCCTTGTACAACTTCCCAAGGAACTTCTTTGCCTGGACGGCTAGCCAAACGTTCTTTCAATACTGCGATTTCAGGAGTCGGAAACACCACAGCGATGTGCCAATAGTCAGGAAGCATATTAAACTTCCTAGCACGGCTAGCAACTGTAGTACTAGTTTGATCCCAAATCACATCACGTCCTGCTGTTCTAGCATCTACGACTTCTTGTGCCATTAGTTCAACTGCTCTAGGCATGTAATCCTTAAACACTTCTGAATAAGTCTTACCTTGCTGTTCAGCATAGACTTCTACATGATGGTCAGTACTTACATACTCCATACCTAAGATCCATTGCTGGCTCTTAGTCCAAGTACTTTTTCCTGCGCAGGGAACTCCGATTAATTGATAACACTTGGGCATTAATGCACCGATTCTTTTGCATCCACGGTACATTCAATTACCCAATTATCAAACTGGGTAAACTTGTTTACTTCTACCCCTAGTCCAACTGCTTCGTTTACAAAGTGCTGTAGGAGCGTATTGTACAGTTCGTCGGGCATAGTTTCTTTTGTAAATTGGATTTTCATTATCCTAACTTCTTTCTTTCGCTAAGTGTTTGACAATCGATACAGGTCATGCATCCACGCAATGCTCGTTGCCTAGCAAGCGGAATTTCTTCTCCGCATTCGTTGCAATGACTCAAACTGGGCCCAGTAGGGATACTGGCTCTGATCTTGGCCACAGCGTCTGCACTTAGAGCAGTAGACAATAGCTGTGCTTGATCCGCTTCCTCTAAATTGTCGCCTTGGATGCTTTCGTATTCGCGCATTTCTGCTCCTTGATTTCTTAAAATAAAATTATAACACCTATTACCATAGATGTCAAGTGTTATTTATGGAGCAACGGGAGGGATTTGAACCCCCGGTTTTACGGATTTGCAATCCGGTGCATTGGGCCGCTCTGCCACCGTTGCACGAATTAACGTACTCGTTTGAGATACTCTTTTGGATCAATCTTGCCTTGTTGGATTTCCAGTATAGCAGTTACTATTGGATAGATATGCTCATATGACTCACTGCTTCTATGCTGACGACGGATCTCTCTTGCTCGAGCTGTGGCTGCCAGAACAAGATCATACATACCAGTCCCCATTTTGCTACAGCACAGTTCTCTGTCAATTTCTGGACCACGGCTAAGTGTTGTATTTCGCATTGATATCTCCGTTAAAACGTTATTATAACATCTATTTTACTCGTAGTCAACGTCTGCGGCTAAAATAAATCGATATTTGTCACTTTGCACAATACCTGGTCTATGCCAAATGTTGCTGGGATAGATAATCCACGAGCAGTAACTGGGTCGTACAAAAAATTTGCCAGGAGACTCTGGCCCATTGGGTGCCAGTTCGGTGCCACATGTGTCAAAATCCTTCACATCGTCGGGGATGTGCAAGTACATGATTCCGCTTAGGCTTTTGCCCGAATGTTTGTCATGATGATGCCAATATTTGTCACGATCTTCTACTGTGCTCAAATTGGTCATAAAACTCCAAGCCATCATGTTGCTGACTCTGGCTTCGTGTCCCAAATATAAAAACACACTGGTCAAAAATGTCATACGATATTTCAACCAAACTGCCTCGGATCTGCCAAACAAATTTTCCTGTGTTTGAAACGGAGGCGAGTTTTTAAAGTAGTTGCCGCTTTCGATTATACTTTTGATAATGCCTATGGCTGTGTCGTTTTCGGTAGCTGAGATCAAACTACTGTAATCATACTTGCGGCAAAGATCGTTTGAATCTATTATCATCCAGTGCGATGGATCAAGTGAAAACCAAATTGTGTTTGCACTGGCTGGCTAATAGCACCAACTGCTGTTGCCACAGTAGCATCTTCAAACGGCTTGACCATTTGACCTGGGCCGAAATCGCCCAAGTCGCCACCACGTGCTTTACTGGGGCATGAGCTGTACTGCTGTGCAAGTGATCCAAAATTCAATGCAGTTGCTTCAGCCAAGATTGCATCAGCTTGTTCACGTGTGGCTACCAAAATATGACTTGCTTTCATTTGTTTTCCTTTTTAAAAATTGGAGCGGGATAAGAGAATCGAACTCTTGACCGAAGATTGGAAATCTGCTGTTTTACCATTAAACTAATCCCGCACTTTAATCAAACACACTTAACACTTTTTTCTAAGATGGTGTGTGGTCCTTGCAACCTAGCTTATAGCTAGGCTAAGTGTGTTTGATTAAAGTGTCTAGTTACACTCTCCCGAATGCCCTAGACTAGGCTTGGTGTCCGTACCGCATGTTTCCATATAGACAGTTAGTGCTCTGCCTTTGTGATTTCTCAAGTCGCCCATATAGCGGGCCTTGCGGTAGATCCAATGCACCGTACAGTTATCGTTACTGTAATTACGCTACTTGGGTTACGGCCAGTAGTCCCGGGAAACGAATAAACATATTGTGGTGTATTGAGTATATGGGCTATGCCTATCATAGTGACTGGGATACCAAACCTGATCTTTTTACAGATTTCAATATGTTTAAACTTGGTGCCGGTTGTCGGAATCGAACTGACCACATCCGCCTTACAAGAGCGGCGCTCTACCAAATGAGCTAAACCGGCAAATTTGTTACACACTACTTATCCTATTGTACACCGTGTGTAATGGTGATCTTGGTGGAGGATGTCGGGATCGAACCGACCACCCCCTGCTTGCAAAGCAGGTGCTCTCCCAAATGAGCTAATCCCCCAATCCTGGCTCCACAGGGTGGGCTCGAACCACCGACCAAATGATTAACAGTCATCTACTCTACCGACTGAGCTACTGCGGAATAATGCTTTTATACTGCGGTACTTGCTGTACCTGTATCGTTAGTTTGATAGTTGGCAGTACCACGCGGTGCATTCTTGTCACGCGGTGCACTCTTGATAACAACTTCACTGCACAGTTGTGCATCGATCATCATGCGTTTGAAATGATTACGATCTTCTGCGTTCACAAACGTGGCCATAAAGCGTTTGGTTTGTTTGTTCAAATTGAACGTCTTGCCTGGTTTCATCATAGTTTTTCTCTTTTTAAAAAATGGCGGAGAGTATATCTCCTATGTACTGGCGGATAGTATAGGATTCGAACCTATGCGCCCCTTTCGGAACGACGGTTTAGCAAACCGTTGCCTTAACCACTCGGCCAACTATCCTTTTGCTTATCTTGTTATCTTACGTATTAATTTATGCCAGTAGTATCGCACACCGCGCCAAGTTGGCAGGAAATCCCATA